CGCAGCTCCCCAATCAATATCAATATAAAGACGATCTTGACGAATATTAAATCTATATCTTACATTTGGATTTAATAAAAATGTAATATCTTCAAGTTTAGTCTGAACCATTGAATATTGAAGAAGATCAATTGATCCAAAGGCATACAAGTCATTTAAAAATAACTGATAACGAATATTAAATAAACCATCATAAACTGTATCTGATCTAACTTTAAATATTTGATTAACTCCAATCACAGATGGAGGCATTTGTATATAATTATTATTTTCCTCTAAATCAAAAGTTGTTGATAAACCAACTGTTGACGTTGTAGTTGTTGTTG